TTATCCAACCTTATAAATTCCGGCTGAACTTCCCGAGGTGATCGTTACTGTCGCATTTTTTACACGCTCTCTTACTGTTGCATTGGCAATTGCTGTTGCTAACTTTTCAGCCATTGCAAACTCCCCCTCTGTAACAAAACCGACAGCCTTAAGTTCTTCGATTATAAACTGTTTAAGTTCATCCTTACTTGATGCCATATTATTTCCCTGCAAAAACGGTAGTGGAGCCGTCAACATGTGGTTTACCAGTAAACGGACAAATGCTTGCACAGGTGATCACGCCGGTACCACCATTTAATTGAATAGTGTCTGCATCTTGCGTGATATTTTTTGCTTTGATTACCTGGTCTTTTTTTATCGTGATAGTTTGCTGGCCGTTAATTGTTAATATGTCGTTCTGTTCGATGGTGTGAATACGGTCTTTCAATACGGTTAGCTGGTCATTTAGGCCAATCACGATATCGCGTAACTGCCCGATGATTTGCACCTGGTCGCCACTATTCACCAAATGCATATTGGCTAACGAGCCCAGGGTAATATCATCACCTGCCATCACTTCAAAGCTGCCCAGTGTTTCAATGAGCTTTTGACCTGCAATGTTTTCTTTACTGTGCTGCTCAACATTGAGTTCATGGCTACCGAATGCCCCTAAATAACGGTCGGCTTGCTGCAGTTCTTCAAATGCGCGACTTTCTTTCTTTTGGTCTGTGGCATCCGTTTTATTGCCGGCGGCATCGATGCGATCAAATACTTCATCGCGTTGCTGTTGCAACTGTTCGCCTGGCTCTATATCTGGTAATGACCAAGCGTCGCCCAATACAGTACGGATAAACGGTTTATCACTGCGGCCATAAGCAAAGGCAACTTCAACAAGTGTGCCTTCTGTTGGCATAGCCAATAAGCCTTGTTCATTGCCGCCAAACATAACCGGCAGTGACACTGCTTTATATAGTGGTACCTTCACATCATCACGGCCATCTTCATCTAATAACTGAATATCAACCGCAAAGCGTGGCCTAAACGGATTATGTTCATCACCCGCTTGTGCTTTGTCCGTCACGTTAATAACCCGGGCAAAACGCGGTAAGTGATGACCAGCAGCCAATTCAGGAAATAAAAACTGCAGCTTTCTTTTTTCTGCAGGTTCTTTCTCGCCAGTTTGCCAATACAAGGTCATTTTTTTTCTTGAAATTCAACACGATTTAACCGTTTACCATTGATGTTCGCACCAGGGCGAACCGAGGGCATGACCGCTAATGTCATGCTGTTACCGCCCTTTTGCTCCTCACTTAATTCATCAGGGATGATCACCGGCTTACTTGCCCAACGACTATCGGCATAACTGCCAATAAAAAGGGTGCCATCTGTTTGTTGGTACCAGCAAAAATCAGCCACTGAAAATGCACGGCCAAGGTTATTCATTAGCTGATAACCTGTGCCTTGCGAAGTAAAGTTAGCAATACGTTTCGTGGTGTAATCGGCATCATTGGGTAATACGAACTGTAAGCCAGTATCAAAACTCAGTTGTTCGACAATTTCACTTAACGTCGGGTGCTGAATACTGACAGGCCAACGCGCGGCTAATATCCCTGCGCATTCCCTGGCAATAAGTCGGGTATAGCCATTTTCTGCGGGTTGAGCTTTAGTAACGAAACCATCAAAGTAATGCTTCATATCACCTTGATAACCAATATCAAATTGCACTAATTGTTTGGCGGTTACTTCACCTTTAACAATAAATGTCGCGCGACCACCTGCAGACAACTCAAAAATAATATGTTCGTAGCTAAGTGGATATGGGATGCCATCAATCAATATGCGTTTATCTAATTTCATGCTAACCACTCATCCACTTGACTTAAGATTTGTGCAAACCCCGTTAGTTCAGGCGCTTGATGTGCAGGCTGATTCACTGTTGCAGGGTGCGGTTTTGCTGCAACCACATTGGTATTATCAGTCGTTGTCGTTGCGCCCTGCGGCTGTTTCTCCGCCTCTCTCGCTGCTTTCACTTCCGGTACAGATAAATATTCTCGTAGCGTAAAACTCACTTTCCACGCCATTAAGTTTTCTTGTTCATCGGCTTGTACCCGACCAGTAAAACGCACCTGACGGATTTTCATTGCCTTGGCCAGCTCATTACCAATACGGTAAATTTTACGTTTACCGTCCTCAGTTTGCTGTGCAAGTGTGGTTAAGCGATTTAAGTCAGCGACATGTTTAAAGGCAATCAAGCCGGTGACTGCCATCACCTTACCTTTTGTGCCCTGCTCTGCGGTATCCGTTGTCGCGCTTTGACCACTCATATCGGATTCTTTTAATTCCATGCTTAAATTAATACGTGGTGACTTTAACGGAATAATTTCAGCATCTAAGGCTATTTGGGTCATGCGAATAACTCCGATAGAAAGGTTAATGGCGACGTACTAATAAACAAAGCTGCAAAGGTATAAGTATGATCGTGACCAGGCATTGATGATTGTGATAAACGGGTACTTATTACATTCGCTTTACCTGTGCCCGAAAACTGATAAACCGCCACATTACTATTTTTTAATTGGTTTATTGCGTCTGTCCATGTACTTAATTGCGCATTACGTTTACTCGCTAACGCCTGCAGTTTTTGCACCGGTGTTTGTTTATCACTGGCGATGCTTTCTAGTTGAGCAACTTGTCCGCCCTGGTACTGCAACACTTGACGCAGTGGGTCTATATTTATAAGCGCTTGAGGCTTAAACCTTGGTTGTGCGATGGGTAACGGCTTAATGAACTTTGATTGCGCTTGGCCGAGTGCTTGATTACTGCGTCTTGCAACTAGACCTAATTCGGGAATAGGCAAGACATTAAAGAGCTGCTGGCAATGCAGCGCAAAATCACTCATATTCTTTTCAGCAATCATAATGCCCTGCACATACAAATCACCTGCAGGTAAATAATCGTCTTGCACATCGATAAGTTTATTCGCCAATATTTGCACAGCCACCGGCGCAGAAAGATGGTCGCCATTTTCATTTTCACTGCCGACCTGGTACTGATATGGATGCACACACAATATTTGCCCTTGGACTAACAAAGCATCGAACTGCTGCCGATTGGCTAATAGTGATTCGGCATCATTGCTAAGCGGGTGACGCGAGAACGCCACCTTATTTTCAATCGCTTTGACGTTATCAAGCGCAGTATCCATCACGCCATTAACTTGATTTAATACCGACTCACTACTGGTTTGAATGGCCTGCGCTGATTCCGACCATTGGTATGAAGCTGCATTCCAAGTCATACAAGCCCCGATAAGGTTGGTCGACCGCATTCAGGGAAGTCACTTTGTAATACATACTCATTGAGCAGTTTACGGTCCATCAATAAATCATAATATTGCTTTCCCGTATATGCCGTGACCCGTAGTTCAGAGTAATCATTAGGAATTGCTTGGTCTTGTTGATATTTTACAACTTCAACTTCAACTTGCTGTAATAACGACTTACTCCATGTTTGCTCTTCTTCGATAAATACGGGTAAATATCGTTGTGCGTCATACTGCCACTGCTCATTTACCCACGAGTCATATTGCGCAGGTTCAAGTAAGGTATGCGTTTGTGGTAGCTCACCAAACTCTGCTACTTGATAATCATCACCGTTATCACGATCTTTAGCATAAGCAGTTTTGTTACGATGATCATAAAGTGCTTGCCATGTTTCGCGTTGATAAACAGCGTTCTGTCCATCAAGTAAATCAGGCAGTGGATCAACAGTACTTTGTGCTGGTAGGCCAGTGTTAGCCTCAATTAGCATTTCGTACGAGGAAATATACAAGCCAGCATGATTATAATTATGGATAAGCAATGTTTGATCTTGTTCTGAAAATTCAAAAGTCATTATGCAGCCCTTACTATATACATGAATGCGATATTGCGAGGTCTATTATCTGCTGCGGTAGGGACTACCTTCGAAGCATCAAACACAGTATCGTTAGAACTATCACCACCCGTCATGTAATTACCTGATGCACCATTAGAGCCACCACTTTCAAAAACACCTGATACGCTAGCTCTAGATACCCTATTGAACTTAAACGCACCTGTAATATTCCGTATCGCGTCACCTTGCGAACTCCCAATCGCACGACCAATATCAACTCCGCGACCATTATCCCAGCCACGAATAAACTCACTTCGCAGATCTTTAATCACCCCACTAGGATAAGCTTTCGCTAATTCTTGATACGTGGTTTTATTGAAAGATTGGCCTCTGCATTCAAGAAAACCCGCGGGGATAGTTGAGTGAGGCCACGGTAAAGGCACACCTACAGGACATATTTTAGCAGCTACCTGCAACCATATATCTTCAACTGGCAAATTATGGGGACTGTATACACGTTCATTATTCTCATATATTGCGCCACTTGAATGCAAACCAGTTGTTTTATCTAAGTCTAAACTAACTCGTTCTGTTGCTGTGCCCGTCGACTCAACTGGTGTTATAAGCATCCAGCCACTATGATTACCAAGGTCTATTAATAAGTGTGTCGTAATTGATGATACAGAATCGAAATAAACTTCAACTGCTTTTTGTCCATACGTTCGGTCTGCATCTAAATCAACGATTCGTACGTGACGTAGCGCACCATTTCCTGATGCGTACCCATTACTACCCAGTATATTTATATACGGACTATTGCCATATGAGATGCCAGCTTGAAAACGTACGTAACCATGTTGGCCACTAGCGCTCTCGGCAATAACAAATTCGGCATTACTACGCCTTTGCCCTGTTGCGATTCGAATCCATTTACCAGCAGCGACAATTGCAGACTCACTGTCAACTTTAGAAAAGTTGGCTGGGCTTCTACCGCCGAGTAAACTAGAGTCTGCTGCCGTGGCTGTTTTGGCTAGGTAACGACCATCACCGGTTGCTTGGGTCATTTTGCTTGCCGCTAAATTATAAGCGGATACCGCTTTGTCATACGCAGTTTTCAAGCCCTTCGCTGACGCAACTAAAATACTTGATATAGATGTAACGCTGTCGGTAATAGACGCTTTATCTATCTTCTTATCAAGTAAGTCATCTGCAGCTGCTTGCTGGTAATATTCTGCAAAACCTTCAATAACACGGCAATCGGTAACATTACCCGCGCCATCAATATCAGCAATTTTTGTCACGTAATGTTGATAACCGTGACCATCAACATAATCGGCAAGTGGTGTATTACTTATTTTAATAACAAATACTGTTTGCCACTGACTTGTTAACTGGCCTTGCCAACTTACATCGAGGTAAATACTCGTTGAATTGATGATGCCCGCAAGCGTTAAATCCGCCGCTAAGTGACAACGTAAACCGCCAACATAACCACGACCTGCTTTAGCAATGTAATTACTGCCCGACTTTTCTACTTTAAAGCCATCACTTAAGAACGCTGCTTGGCCGAACACATCGATATTAGCTAAACGCTCTGCTTCATCCATGCCAAACAAACGCGCGGTAAAATCAATCTGCCAAGTGGATGCATCAACATCGATGTTGGTTAATCCTTTAGCGTCGTTATAGCTCATCATAATAGAGCGAGTTACTGAGTTACCATTTTGTACACCGAGTATGGTTTTCAATTTGTACACGGTCGGTATATGACTAATGGCCGCGATAACACCTGATGCTTTGTTGCGTAAGCCAATCCAGTTAAAATTAAAATCACCGATAGTAGTATCCATGATCAATGAATACACCACCGCATTCGGATTAACGTAACCGGCTTGGTTCACATCCCCCACAAATACGACCTGCGCTTGTGCTGGCAATCCCTCATTACGGTCAATCGGTAGGGATGCATCTTGATTTGGTACATTAGCTAATACAAATTCATCCAGTGCAACCGGCGCGGCGACCGCTTCTTGTTGTGCTTTATATTGCTCAAACGCCACTGTAATAATGGTTTGTGACATGGTTACTCCTCTAATACTGCCACTTGGCACTGATGTTCCCAATCAATAGCGCTTGCGGTCATGTGCAAAAAAACGGGGTTAATAACTTGGAACTCATAACGGCGGCAGGTTCTACCATAGTGTTGTATTAACGTAGCCAACAGTTCATGGTTTTCAGATAACTGCGAATCACTTAATCGAATCGTGATAATGTCCCAATCACGCTCTGGCACACGTTCATCAATTTCAACAACACCCACACCTAGCCGCTGAAAAATACGAATGAAGCCGGCTGTTTCACCAGAATCTTTGGCATTAATAAAAGCGAACTTAACCCGTTTTCTAAACAGGGATGACGGTTCACCCTCAAACTGGGTTATGTCCCTGTCCCAGGCTAATACTGTTAACAAACGTGCCGAACAGGTCATGGGGTCCAGTTGTTCTAATGGCCAAATAGTCCAACCACGAATACGCTGCCAGAAATTCATCACGCCATTAGCCAAAAAATGTGGCTCTTTTAAGTTGGTTGCTAAGCTCTTGCCATCCATCCACCAAGGTAATGTCTTTTCAGGTAATGCCGGTGCTTGTTGTTTATGTTCCATAAGTCACCTCGACATTACTCAAACGCGGGATAGCTAACGCACTGGTAATGTCTTGATTAGCAAAACTCAATCGGGCTAAGTCAGGCAATTTAATGTGCATTTCTTTGGTTAATACGCTGAATGAAAACGTTGATTTAGGATTGACGCGCGTAACATGGCCGTAATCGCCAATGTTTCTGAATGCTGCGTTAATGTGGTTTCCAACTTCTGTTTTCAGTATGCTTTTCTGTTCATCACTCAAATTGGCGACAGGGTAAATAACAACACTCACTTGATGCTGTGTTTCAGGCATCGCGAGACAAAGCACGTTATCACCGTGACCGTGATTACCTTCATCCATGACATAATGATTTAATTGTTCAAGTAACAAAGATGGCGTGCTACCGACTTCCATTAAAATATAAGCATTGGCTGTACCTGGTCCTCTTGGCGCCTCATGCTCAAAGTAAATCAAGTCACTGCGGATACCTGCAACACTGGCAATCATAGAACGATAAATTGAATCAATATGGTATCGCCCTGCAGCGCTAAATTGGTTACGGATACGCAACGCTAATTCATCATCACCTTCAGTATCACTACCTGGTGATACAATCCAATCTATCGGGTTACTCGCGTGCGTAATACCGCTCACCCCTTCCGGTAATATCGAGTAATAACCTGCAGGTAGATTGAAAGCAGCACCCGAGCCAAGCGCTTCACACAGTACTAAGCCACTTTCTTTACCTTCGGCTATCACGACATCATCAACCACGGCTAAGCGATAACGCATACCGTCAATACTGTCGGTTTCAATGATTGCGCCTTTATTCACAACTATAGGGGTTTCGGGTTTTTCCTTAAAGAACTCAACAAGGCCTCGGGTATGTGTGGCTTGTTTTCGTTCTAAATCCACATCCCACGCTTTAAGCTCTAAATAGATGTCGGTTGCCGTTGCTGCAAACGCATTAGGTAACACATGATTAGCTAACAAGTTGTTAATGATCCACATAGCTGGCTTAATCACGACCGCTTGCACTAATCGCCAAAATGGTGACATGCGACTGTCGTTACTGACTTTACTCCCCGCTGCTTCAACTTCTTTTTGCAGTTCAATCGCTAACGCGTTTTCAGTTGTTGGGATCCCTTCTGCTGCAATCAGTGCTTCAAAATCAATATCTGGTCTTTTACTCATACTGAGATCCCCATATTCACATCACCATATTCTGTTGTTTCTGCGAACAACCAAATTTCACCGGCACTACGCTCTTGTGTTGTTGCGGTTCCTGGTTCTATGCGCTTGTCTTGTTCAATCAACATTTCAATTTGCGTTAGAATATCCGCGCGTAATGGTCGACTGCGTTCAGCCTGTAATTGACGCACTAGGCCACTTTCTAAAATCGCGTGTTTGACGTCTTGGGCAATGCTGTTCCTGTCACTGGTATATTGCGGTTGCTGACCAGCATCGAAATCAATCCCGCCATCACTGACGAGTAAATCAATATAATCTTGTTCCATTAGGGCGTATCCATCTCGTTCCATTCGTGCAACTGCGCACGGGTAAATGGTTGTTCTTGTTTAATGTGAATATCACCGGTGTGGGTCGATTTACCGCCATTGCCCTGCATCGCTTTGGCCATTTGAGGCATGTAGCCATAGGTTGGTACTTGTGCGGTTTGAGTACCTTGTAAATAGCGGCTAATCGGTCGGTTAATTCTTTCGCTGTTCGCCTTTTGGTTACCGATATTCATTGATTCAACATCTGGTATTAATGGTTCTTTCACCAAAGGTTCAATTTCAATGCCCGGGATCATATTGATTTTTTCTATCAACCAATTGATGCCCTCACCCAGTAATTCAAATACGGATAAGTCACCAAGGAAACTGGTGAAGCCAGCCCAACCTTGCGCCATCAAACCAAACACCATCATGGCTTGCTGACCAACGAGGATAAAGGGTTGTGCTAAAAACAAGATCGCAGTAAACAAGTGAGATACGACGCTCGACACACCTGATGCAATGAGCTGCCAACCGCCCATCACTAAATCAGCAATACCACTGAACAGGCTCGGAATCATGCCAAGCACATCAAGCGCTGCAGCCGGTCCATCAATCAGTAAGCTGAAAAATGCTTTAATGCTGGTGAACACCACTTGGAACGGCAACAATAATGCACTGACACCCGCCCCAATTAATTCCCATGCACCGGATGCAATAGACACATAACCATCGAACAAGCCTGAAAAGAAGTTAGACAGCATATTAAAACCAGACATGATGCCTTGCATGAACCCAGTATTTAACAAGGCTAACGTGAATACGTCCCAGGCTAATACCAGATCATTAATCACTGATATAACACTGCTGCCTACGGCTTTGAACATCTGGCCAATTTGGTTAAATATCCAGATTTTGTTTAATGCTGCAGTTAACTCATCCCAATAAACAATGATGCCGATAACAGCGATACCAAGGGCAACAATACCAGCCACAATCAACAAAATAGGATTGGCTGCCATGATCAGGTTTAAGCCTATAAATGCGCCCTTCATCCACGTTAAAGCCGTGCTTGCTACTGCCATGACACTACTCATGGTCACAACGGCGGAGCCCCAACCTTCTGTCACCAATGTAGATAAACCGACGATTAAGTTCCACGCCGATATGGCGCCAGCGCCACCGATAATGGCTAATGCTGCATAGCCAAGAAATTCAGTTATATTGGGGAATAATTGTGTCCACTCCAGTATTGAACCTATGCCGTCAGCCATACCACCAACAAGACCATTGATCGCCGGTAGCACTAAACCAAATACACCGGCGCGGATGGCATACCAACTGGCGTCTAATCGCTCCCATTGGTCAGTCATTGCACCCGCCATGCTTTCAGCTTTACCCATGCCTTTTACATCACCAAGGGTTTCAATACTGCTCGCAAGTCCATCGGTATCAATCATCAAAGAATTAATCAAACTAGCGGCTTCACCGCCACCAAATGCTGTGGATATTTCTTTCAATTCAGCCATGTCAAGATCACCAAATTTACCCTTTATCTTGTCAAGAATATCGAGCATCGGTAGCATCTGCCCTTGAGCATCTGAAAAGTTCAAACCTAATTTATCTTGAGCACCTGCGACACCAGATAAAAACGCCTTATATTTTGTACCTGCTTGACCTCCTCCCATCGTTGATTGCAACGTACCGAGGATCGCCATTTGTTCGTTCATGCTGATGCCCGCAGCTGTAGCATCTGCACCTATATTGGTAAACGCATCACTCATGCCTTTACCCGTGGTTTTAAACATTTCCACCGATTGCGCGGTCATGCCCGCAACTTGCTTGGACCAAATACCGGTACCCATGTCATCGGCCTGATTTTTAAACACGCCGTACATGGTGCCCATATAATCCGTGATTGTGGCGGTATCCGCTTTTGTTGCTGCCGCGAGAACCGCCGAGCTTTTGGTTATATCAGCAAGCTCGTCACCGTTAATATTGCCAAAGGCTGACTTGATATCATAAGCAGCTTCAACCACTTCAGTCGCAGATTTACCGTATTCAGCAGAAAAGCCCAATGCTGTTTGCTGTAACTTCTGCAAGTCAGCATCAACAACGCCAAGTGATTTAACTTCACCCAGTACACGGTCCATTTCAATCGCTGGCATCAATGCACTTTGCACCGCAAAACCTGCAGCTACCAAACCTGCGGTACCGCCCGCCATTTTGTCCCAACCAATACACCCTGCATCAGCGGTTTGAGTAATAGAGCTCTGAATACCTTGTAATGGCGCAGAGGCTTGATCAATCAAGCCAATCGTCATCATTAAACTATCCATATGAGAACTCATCTAATCATTACTCCCCGTTAAATGCTTTTGCGATACCATTAGCAACGGCAATGGCGTGTTTTTCAGTTTGGGATTTATCCAGCCAAAGCGCCCTGGCATAACTTTCGGTGTTATCGGGCGCATGAGGCAAATAAAATGCCTTTAAGGTAAAGATTTGCTCTAACTCATTGCGCTCGATAGCCTGGGCATGGCGTATTAGTTTTTTACTTCAATTCCCAAACCGTCTTCAAAATGTTCATTCACTTTATGCAGCAAACGCATCACTGCACCAGGTAATTGCAATACTTCATCCAACGCTGACTTATCGTCTTTGTTGACGACACGGCGAAGGTAATTGGTTGCTGGGGCCACTTTGTCGTGCGGCATCATTTCATTAATGTATTTGTTATACGCTGTGAGTGATGGTTCAAAACGTAGTTCTTTACCCGCGATTACTAATACGATTGCTTTCTTTGTCATGCTGCATTATTTCCTTGAAGTAAGTTGTAAATTCGATCGAACCCGGAGTCCATGTTACGTTCAACACGGTCACCTAATTCTTTAACGTCATCTTTTGTCGCATAGGTTTCTGCAACGTGTGTTTTGTGCTCTGCTAAATCAGCTGAAACCTTGGATAGCCAAGTGATAACGGCGCCACTAACAACTACAACTAACATCACGATTGCCACTATCGCGGCTACCCAACTCGCCATTTAACCCTCTCTTTATTTCTTCAAGCCTAACTGCTTAGTTTTATCAACACTGCTGCGACTACTGCCGAGCCAAAACGCGACGGCGGTACCAAACGCACCTAACACCGCACCCGCTGTCATAATTATCACCTGGTCATAAGCTTTGGGTGGTTCAAAGGCAAACAAAGCGATAAACATACCCGACACCATCAGCGCAAGAATGAGTGTCATCACACTCGGCATCCAATGGTCTTTATGTTCAGCGCGCGCGTTTTGGGTGTCTGCCAGTTCAACTTTGCGTTCATCTAATGCAATGGCCGATGCTTGTAAGGCTAATTTTTTAAGTGATACCCGTTCTTCACTTTCTAACTTACGAATAGCAACCAGTGCTTCAGGATTTTGTTTAATGGCTTGCTCAATCGCAGCCGGTGTATTTTCGACCCCTAATGCATTGGCAAGTAACCCACCAACTGCAGCACCAGCGGGGCCACCGATTAAGGTGCCAACCAATGGCGCTGCACTACCAATCAAGGATTTAATATTGTCCCACATGGTTAATCCTTACTTATTGAAAGGCTGATAATCTCACCAGCGAATTCAGCCATCAGGGCAGAGAACGCAGCCGTTGAATTTAATACAGCCCATTCACCATGAACAAAACCAAAGTCCACACCTGGTGCTAAGCAACCTTGTAAATCTTGCGGTGAATTGGCTTTGTGGATCAAAATATGCGTGCGCAAGCTTGGCCCATTGCGTGTAACACCCAGTGCCGGCGCTTCAAGTGCATAACAAGCACCGAACTTAGGCGACTGATGCGGCATAGCATTGTAAGTACCCTCTACAATGCAAGATTCAGACGGTTTGTTATTCAGCATTGGTCGCTCAACGAAACAACATACTTTGCTGCCATCTTCACGGTGTAGCGTTGAATAGGTACCTTGTTCAAAGTAACGACGTCTTAATGAAAAATGTTTCATAGCTTTCCTTTATCGATGAGGTCTTGGCAAACAATACAAAATTGACAGCCTTTAACGGCCTCTTGTCGTGCTTTGGGAATATCAGCACCACATTCATTACATTCTTTAGCGCTCAGTAATTGAGTCTGCTTAGGTTGCTTTGCAAAGTGATTCGTCAATGCCATTTCGGTTTGTTTTGCTTCAAGTGCACACGCACTATCTAATGCATCCATCGCTTACCCCACTAAATCGCGGGTATCTTCTTTACTCAAGTAAGGAATACCGTCGATATGGATAAAATCAGGACTAGTGACTAAACCTTTAACTTTATGTTTGGTTTTATCTGATGACGATGGATCCACATCTAAGATGCTTTCCAGTAATAGTTTTACACCGAAAACTTCAATGGTGAGCTCTTCACCACCGGCATTGCCATAGAACATGCAGTCATGTGGTTCAATACCACGCCAGCTGCCTGCGCTTTTTGCCGCTTGGGCCAATAACTTAAAGTTTTGAGTATCAAGTTCATACTCAACATCAGCACTGACCGCACCGTCGGTATGACCATCGGGCACACCACGGGTTGTTGATACAGCTGAATCATCAGAAATAGATACTGAGGCTTTTTCCACATGAATAACGGTACCGAAAATATCAACATCGAAATTCATGCCAGCTAAACGTTTACTCATGCTGCGTCTCCTGGGTTACTAAGGTCTAACATCAGATTGGCAACAATCTCTTTCGGGCAATCGTAAGGTTTGGCTTTGATGTAAATTTTCACCTTGTTACGGTTAACCCAATTGATAGTGATGGCATCCGCCGATGGTGGTTGAATATCACCAGGGAACATCTGTTTACCAATGGTTGTGCTTTTTGACATTTCACGCAGTGGGCGTGCATAACGACTTTGCGCGGATTTAGTGCTAAATGGCGTGCTGTTAAATGAACGGTCACCCAAATCGGCAATACATAATAGACGTACACGGCGAGCAACTTTGTCGATAACACGGCGATTTTCTACTACCTGGTAATCACCGCCTTCGACATCTAACATATGGCCATCGGCCCAGTAGATGCCGTCATAATCAGGATACCAGCAAGGCACAGAGAGGCGGTTTTGCTCTAACGCCTTTAATGTTGCGGTGCTGAGCGTTACCCCGTCTTTATCAACCGGCAGTGTCACATCACCAATTAATGCACCTGTTTTAACGCGGCACGGTGAATCGGCAATAGATACGCTGCGATTACATAAACGGCCCATTAATTTACCCAGGGCATCTGGGAAGACTTGCGGGATAAGCATCACACCATCGGCGGCAATAGTGTCTTGGATAGCCACAGTGGTCGCTTCATAATCAGACCACGACTGAAGTTCGCCAATTTCAGGCGTACATAACGCAATAAACTGCCAACGACCATATTTCGATATCAATGTATGATAAAGCGCTTGCGCTGCTGTAATGCTTTTTTTATCTGATGTTGGGTCACACAAAACAACGGCTTCAAAACTTTGAGTTTCTTGGGCTTTAAGTGCTGCTTCATCCCATTTTTCACCGCTAGCCATGACATAAACTGCGGCACTCCAATTCTGACCTGCGTTAAGCATTGCGGCTTTCACGTTACTTTTCAGTGCTGAATCATCCGCACCGAGCCGCTGGTCAAAATCGGTATCGGTATTTACTGACAATAATTTGCCAGTATTGGTACTGCCCAGGCCGATAAACAAGAAATGGCGTTCCACTTCTGTTACTGGCCCCTGCATTTGATTAAGTGTATTTACTTGAACTACTGGCCACATTAGCGTTGTTCCTTCTCTAGTTCTGCTGCTAAAAAATTGGTAATGTCTTTTGACTTCGCACCTAAAAGCTGGCGTTCTGGTAACTTAACTTCCCAACTCGATTGCGATTTTTTATTTTTCATCATGCGAATTATCAAACCAGCATGTCCCATCGTCATGTTTTCATTGATCCATTTAAGCGTTGGTTTTTTTCGCTTACCTTTACGCTTTGCTGCAATGGTATAACCGATTTCTCTTAACCTTTTGGCTTGTAGCCTCGTTGAAGGTTCATCGTAATCAGTCCTGCCGTTGCTATAAACCTTTCTTGCTTTGGCTGCATTCCACTTTTCAGTTGCGCCATGTTGATGCTTACTGGCGATGGTTCCCGCAAGACCAGGGAAATATAACGTGGCTTCATTTGAGTTAGCTTTGGTCTTTAACTTCTTACTCATCTTGCGCATCATTTTTTTACTGCCTGACGCTCTACCCTGCCAACTGCGACCATTAGGGTCTTTGTTTTCTCGAATATTATTTTTATTTTGTTTAGCTAAGTGCCGGCTTAACTTGCCGAGTATTCGAGTTCGTTTTTTAGGGTGTAACGTCATGAGTTTTAATTGTTGCTGAACGCTTAACATTTCGCGTTCTAGCATCGACACCCTAATCACGAATCGCTTCCAATAGGTGACGGCGGGTTATTCCCCGAAAGAATGTCGCCATGTTCAGCAATCCATATTTCATAAGGGGCTACTTTCCACTTTTTCCCATCCCACTCAATAGGCCCATTTGGATCTTCAACCACCATGAAGGGTTCACTAAATTCCACTTCAATGACCATTTCAACGCAATCTTCACTCTCAGGTTCAATGTCTGCTGTTGGGTCTGGTAAGTTAAACTTACTGCGGTGTTCATCAACATCCATTAACCAGGCCATCACTGACGCAAGTACAATTTCAGGTGCACATTTCTTAAAGGGAAAACGTTCAAAACTCAGCACCGCTTTATAAGACAAGTGACCAATATCACGGCCATTGCCATGATCTTTCGGTGCCAAAATCAGCTCTACATCTTCCATCCAAGAATCGAAATGTTTATGTATTGCTTTAGGTACCACGCTATTAATTCGGTTTGTTAAACCCTTTAGGTAATAACCTGCTGAATATTGGCTTTGTTCGCTCATAGCAATGCAATTCCAGTTCTGCCTTTGCCTTTGATGGCTCGGATATGCTGCTGGCTTTCAGCAAGCAATTGATCACGCGTTTCGACCTGGCTATTTGCTGCGTTCTCACCCGCATCACGCATTTGTGTTGTAGAAAACTCAGGTAACAACTCTGATTTAGTACGTGCAAATACAGCCTTTTCGTACAAAATAACTAATAGGTTTTTGTCACTAATCTTAGGCTGACCTGCAACATCAGCAGCCTTAACCGTACCCTCGAATTGATAAGATGCTTTAACGTCAGCTAACTCGATATTGATTTGCGCGATAGCGGCAGCAACCGAATAGGCAATAGATTCTTTATCCATGTCCATTGGTACACTGCGGCGCTTTTCAAAGTCACCGGCATTCAAATCAGGCCAAAAACCATCATTTTCAATCACTGTATCTTGATGGCCGTTATCAGCTTTACCGTTAAACATCTGCATTCCTTAATCAATTGGGGCGCCTCTAGCCACTGGGTCGACGGATTAAGTAACATAATAAATTACGTACTCATCCTCGCCAGTCGAGGCGCGGTGGCATAGGAGCTGTTAACTAAACAACCTACAGATTCGTTCCTTCAACAAGGGCGCGAATACGTTGGTCAATTTTGTCTAGTTGTGTCGTTACTTGCGCTTTAGCGTGTTGATTTTCAGCTTCTTGTAACAACGCTTTGGCTTTTTTCAATGTTTCTACATCGGCAACAGAAGACGCTTTTGGCTTGCCGTTTTCGTCACGTAATAAAAACAATCCGGCAAATTTGAAAAACTTAGCGGTTAACGCTTCGTTAATACGCCACTCTTCACGTACTTTGGTGAATACCTCGCTAAAGTACGGGTCAATTGAATGGCCTTGCGCTGACATACGCTCAGCCCATTTCAATACTTCATCAGCACAGAAGGTGGCAAAGTCACGCTTGAAACGTTCCGGCGTATCAATGCCAAATTCAATGGCTTTATCACACCATGCGATGGCCGTTTCTAGATCATCAATATCAAATAACCAAATGACCATTTGAGCAAACAACGGGTTATCAAACTGCTCTTCACCTGCAAGGTATTCTTCAACCGCAGGGCGATATTTGGGCACTAACACATCCCGCTTGTGCTCAATTTTATCTTCACGACGATTAAAGCCTTTTAGCACCTTGATATCGTTTTCCATTTCAGCAAGCAACAAGTGCAAGCTTCGAGGCTCAGCACCAGACGTCTTAGCCTGATGCTGATCTGGTTGCAGCTTTTTAAGTATTGCGTTGCGTTGCTTTCGTAATGGACTAACCATATGGTTCTCCTACTGAGTTGGTGCTACGGGTTCTACAATTTCAACAGCTTCAATTGCTGCGAACTTGTCATAATCACCAACCGCGTAACCTTCCATGCGCAGGAATGACGTTTCATATTGCTTACGGTCTTCTTCATTGCGAGATTTACGCCATTGCGTGCCTTTTTGGGTCAACACTTGAAGATTTGCCAATGTAGTGATCCAAACCATCGTTGCAGGGAAAAACGGTGGGGTATAGGCTGTTAAACCTGCCACTGTTTTCGCCAATGTTTGCGCCGCTTTATGTTCAGTCGGAGTGCTTGCCGCTTCAAGTAAACGATGCTGTTCTGCAGCAACCAAATCACGACCAATTAAAACAACGAGGTCAGGACTACCCTGATGTACTTCATTAATGACGTTATTTGATAAATCATTCACTAATGAATCGAGGTTTTTATAAGAATCTGCAGTAACACCCGTTGGGTCTAATTTTGCAGACGCAAGTACCTGGGCAGCTGCTTTTTCTTTCGCCAGCTGTAACCAACCTTTATTTACGTCTTGGCCAAGCGGATATGTTCCCGGATCAGTTGTTTCCGCAATACTGATGCCATTAAAACCAATACGCAGCATGTCGAGTGCAAAATTACGCGTGATAGCACTGTTCATTAATTTAATAAACTCGCCAGCAGTACCTGAGTTCGCCCACTGGGTTAGTGTTGTCCAGGCAACAGCAGCACCCGAATCGGTCTCGGTTAACTCATAGGTATTTTCAGCATGACCAAGCGTGGCACTGAATCGACCCGTTTTACTGCGACCCGTTAACAAACCGCCAGAACCAACATCGATAACACGACCTTTAATTTGGTCTACAGGGATCATTGATATCATTTTTAAAAATGAGTCAGCATGCATGATTGCGAGGCGCAGTTTCGTTTCCATTGGTGGCGCAATTGAAAACTGCTTTGTTGCGTCAGGAACGCCAGCTGCAGTCGCAACTGCAATTGAGTATTTTTCTAAAAAGCCACTTGCTAGTGCACTAAACATTAAATAGCCTCCACGTTGGTGTCATCGGCACCTTCACCAGCGTTACGCTGACCGGGTACTTCTTTTTTTAAATCGCTAAACTGGGTGTCTAATTCACCTTGTTTGGCGAGTACATTATCGACTTTGCCCATTAACGTGCTAAATTGTTCGGCTGTCACACCAGCGTTATCCGTTGGCGTTTCTTTATCTTTATTACCCGCAGCATTTGGCTCATCACCAATGGTGACAGCTGGTTTTTTCAGCTTTTTAGCAAACTCAGTCTGATTTACTTCTAGTTCAGACTGCTTTGTTTCAATGGTATCTAGTTTGCCCATCAACGTGGCGAACTGTTCTTTATCCATGGTTTCGTTTTCCTGTTGTTGAGGTTCGGCTTCAAGTGCTGGCAGTTTTCCGCCAGTTTCAAAGAAGTGTGCAATTGTAGAAAATGCCCTGGCCAGTGGGTTGAGCGTGGCGCATTCAGAAAAATCAATTTCTTCTAGTTCGCTATACTCGTGGCTGCATTCTTCACCGCTACCCTTTGAAAATTTTAAACGTGTTGTATCTGTTGATGCGGGTGAGTCAGTCACCGCCAGTCCCGTCAGGTAACAACGACCTTCGCCTTTGTAGTCAGGGTTTGGCTCAATGGATGTAAAAAGCTTTTGCCCTTCTGCATTCGCTTTTAATAAATGGGCATTGGGCGTGATTTTGGCTAACAAGCGTAGTTTACCGCCACGTTTTTCTGCTTTAATTTCTTCGACAGTACCCCAGTTTTTACCTTCGTACTTGTCCCAGCGCGAGCGACTGTGTTCCGGCCAAATCAGCGCTGTATATTCATCAGATGAATATAATGCAGCCATATCTTTGATCCAGTTAGTAGTGATGGCACGACCATCAACCGTCGCGCCTTCTGTTGCTACTATTTTCCAATCACTCGTTTTACTCATAAGCCCACTTTATATTTTAAAATGTATAACTGTGTCGTCAGTGAACCCAACAATACGCTTTTAAATGATGCTGTTCAGCTAGTTCTATTCCGCAGAATTCCGTTTTCGGCATTTCTGGAACTGGGCGGAATTTCACTTAAATATTTGCCGATTTTCCAGCGGTATGATGTACAAATGTAAACACAGAAAGGGTAAACATGGCGTATTCACCAGAAGTAAGACAAGCTGCACGCGCATTGTATTTAAAGGCTTGGACACCAAAAGAAGTCGCTAGAGAACTGGGCCTCGCAAATGAACGTATTGTTTATTACTGGGCTGACCGATACGGTTGGCGCGATATGCTACGGGAACACACTGTTGACGAGGCTATCTCAACTCGCATTCAAGCTATTCTTGAAAATCCCGAGCCGAGTAAATCACAACTCGATTTACTGGATCGCTTAATCAAACATCATACGAATCTTAAAAAACTCCGTACTCAAGAGCAATCCCGAGAAAGTCAGCCTGACGGGGACAATAAAAAAGAAAGACGCAATAGCGGTAAGTCCCGACAAAACAACGCAGCGGAAAGTCCGAAGAAGAAAAAAGCCGGTAAGAATAACATTGAGCATTTAACACCTGAAGATTTTGAAGACTGGCATTCGTCGTTATTTAAATACCAATTAACAATGCGAGATAACCTGCCACAACGGATCCGTAATATTCTTAAATCGCGCCAAATCGGTGCGACTTATTATTTTAGTGGCGAAGCGTTGGAAGACGCGATATTAACCGGCGATAATCAGATTTTTCTGTCTGCATCACGCGCCCAGGCGGAAGTATTTCGCAGTTACATTATTGCTATTGCCGAAAATTTCTTTGGAGTACAACTCACTGGTAACCCGATTATTTTATCGAATGGTGCTGAACTTCGATTTTTATCAACCAATTCGAAAACGGCGCAAAGTTATCATGGACATGTTTATGTTGATGAGTATTTTTGGATCCCCAAATTTGAAGAATTAAATAAACTTGCTTCAGCGATGGCGACACATACAAAGTGGCGAAAGACCTATTTTTCAACCCCATCATCAAAGACCCATCAGGCTTACCCTTTTTGGACTGGTGATAGCTGGCGGCGTGGTAAAGAAAGTCGTGAACGCATTGAATTTCCAACTAACAAGCAAATGCAGAAAGGCATAGTTTGCCCCGACAAGCAATGGCGTTACATCGTCACCATTGAAGATGCTGTCGCTGGCGGGTGCGGGCTCTTTGATATTGAAGAATTACGCGATGAATACAGTCACGCTGATTTTCAAAATCTATTTATGTGTGTCTTTGTTGATGGCGCCAGCTCTGTTTTCCAATTTTGTCACCTTGAACGTTGCATGGTTGATATCTCGCATTGGCAAGATTTAAAACCAAAAGATAAACGCCCCTTTGGGCATCGGGAAGTATGGCTTGGTTATGATCCCTCACGAACGCGGGACAATGCCTGCCTTGTTGCAGTGGCACCGCCGATTGTCGCCCCTGAAAAATTCCGTGTACTCGAAAAGATTTATTGGAAAGGCCTTAACTTTCAGTATCAATTTTCTCAAATAATTAAATTCTTTGAGCGTTATAACGTCACGTACCTGGGCGTTGATACCACGGGGATTGGTGCGGGGGTTTGGGATTTAATTCATAAAAAATACCCACGTGAAGCACACGCCATTCATTACAGCAATGAAAGCAAAAACCGACTAGTAATGAAAATGATTGATGTCATCGAAAGTAACCGTCTGCAATTTGATGCAGAGCATAAAGATATAGCGATGGCATTCATGGCAATAAAACGTGCATCAACACATTCGGGCAATGCAATGACATTTAAAGCAGAACGCAGTGAATTAACAGGCCATGCCGATGCGTTCTGGGCCATTGCTCATGCCGTTATCAATGAACCGCTTGATCACAACTCTAAAACTAAATCAACTTGGGCAACCGCAGCATGACCGATAAAAAAATAATTAACGATGAAGCACATGATGAACCAAACAATGAAAGTGTAATGTTCAGCTTTGGTGGGCCTGAAGTCATGAATAACAGCTTTAACAATTATGAATACAGTGAGTTATTTTATAATGATGAAGGTGATTACTGGGAACCACCCCTCGATAGAATGGGACTAAACAAACTCACCCGCGCCAATGCTTATCACGGTTCAATCCTGATAGCACGGCGCAATATGATTGCGGGGCGATTTGTCAAAGGCGGCATGCAAACACAGCAGGTTCAATCCCTTGTGAATGATTACCTGGAGTTTGGCGATGTTGCAGTTGTAAAAATTCGAAATCACTTTAACCAGGTAGTGGATCTGCACCCGCTGCCATCCGCATACATCCGTAAAAACAAGAAAGGTAATTTTGTCTTATTGGAACGGGATGATAAAAAACGTAAATATAAGAAAGAAGATATCATTTTCATCAAGCAATATGATGCCATTCAACAGGTTTATGGGGGCCCCGATTACCTTGGGTGTGTTCAATCTGCATTATTGAGTACTGATGCCACGTCATTTAGACGCCGCTATTATAAAAACGGCTTGCACATGGGGTTTATCTTTTACGCTACCGACCCAAATTTAAGCGCGGAAGATGAGGCCGATCTCAAAGAAAAAATGTCTTCTAGTCGTGGTGTTGGTAACTTTCGTTCTATGTTTGTCAATATCCCCAATGGTAGTGAAAAAGGTATTCAGTTAATTCCAGTGGGTGACATTGCCACTAAAGACGAATTCGACAAAATAAAAAGCGTGTCAGCGCAAGAGGTATTAACAGGCCATCGTTACCCAGTAGAGTTGGCCGCGATCATTCCGAACGGCGGCACGCGTGGTGACCCAATCAAGTTTAATTTTGTTTATAACAAAAACGAAGTTATTCCTGCCTGTAAAATAATCATGGATGCAGTCAATAACGACCCCGAAATACCTAAGCATCTTAAACTGGAGTTTGATTTAACAAATACCATGAACGAATAGATTATTTATTACTGACGGAAAACAGGAAATCACCTGCTTTCCGTGAGTCTGATTTGTGGATAAATAGCAATTTAGCCGCCATTATCGAGTCTGATTTTTTGAAATTTACTTTTTGGCCTGAAATCACCTCTCAACCCTTATAGCAATTGGCTTGGTCTAATTATTATTTCGGTGGTATTTAAAATAAAAAATCACTTAAAAACCCACGTAAAAGTATTGAAAAAGTTAACATTCAATAACTTAACATATGATAACGCAGGGTTTAAATGTAATAAAATCACAATAAACTGTAATTTCTTTCAATTGTTGAAATTTTAAAAGGACGCTTGAGAGCCATTTTAAGCGTCTTTAAATTCTCTGACACCCCGCGCAGCATAAGGGCTCGTTGATAGCTTCACGAAATCGCCTCCCCCATTAACTGAAGAATTTAAAACTGAAATAAAAACAAATATAAAGCGTCGCAGGTGGGGAGGAGGAGTGATTTTTCCGTGCCGTTTACTTTATTTTCCTGAGCGTTTTAAATCATCCGTGTAATTCGCTTACAGAATTTACGCGCACACGCGGCACTCTACTCAACTGTATAAAAACACAGCCCTTTAATATATAATAAGGGGGTCAGTCAGTGAGCCAATGGATGTGTTATGCGAGTACTCTGCCCAGAGTGTGGTGATAAAAGCCGGATTCAAAAAACGAATAGAATTTCTAATAGTTATACCGATTTATACTGCAGCTGCAGCGACCCTTTATGTGGCCACTCTTTTGTGATGAATCTTAGTTTCAGTCATACGCTGAGCCCGTCAGCTAAAAGCACTTCTCAAATGGCCATGGAGCTAATGAGAACACTAGCGCCCGAACAACGCCAAGAATTACAGCTGCAGATGTCTTATCTGTAGGTAACAAAAAGCCCTCACATTGAGGGCTTTGTTTTAACGTTATCTTTAATTTCCTAATGCATCCAAAAACTCTAAGCGCCATTCTCGCAACGCATGTTCAGGAATCTTATGATCTACATGAGATGAAGATCCAGTAATTGAACATGCCTTCTCCCATCCTTCTGGGTCTGCCATTGCAAGAGTTGCTTCAGTCAAGTTCAAAACAATAAGCTTTAACATCATTTCCTGTAGATCATTACGCCCCACAGCATCATACATATAGCTCAGAGTGTAACATTTGGCCGAATGACTACTTAGCCGATTCTTAATCTCTGTTGCTTTTTGACGACGCTCTAGGCTATCTTGCTGCCTTGTTTGATATGCAAGCTTTCTATGCAGCTCTAAAGCTTCAGTTGCAGAGTAAAGAGCTTGATCATGAACAACCTGCTCATAGCGCGTATTTCTTTCTTCTTTATTCAACATTTTCAATTTCCCTTTTAGAGTTAAAATATTTTTTTAACTCTTTCGAATATATCAAATAGAAATTAATTCTCTTGGTAAGTAATAGGAGTTCCAATATAAGTTAAATATAAAAACGTTCCATTCGAGAATTGTTGTGTGCTTGACGTAGCTTTAATTCCAATAATAGCATTTGCATCTGATGGGGCACTTCTAGCCAATAGGTCCATAGCTTCTTGGTATTCATTTTTATTTTTTTCAAATAGACCTCTCATCAGCCCCTTTCCTGACACTTCAATAGTTTTGGTTACCTGGACCATTGAGTACATTTCTTTAATTGCGTATAGCGGTGGTAAAGTTTCGGTAGTTAACAGTAACATTTCATGTCCTTATTTATGTTTAGTGAATGATTAATCAACTTATTTCTATAAGTTAATTAAATATATCATGCATAAAATAATAAATGTGAGTTTACTGAATTTTGAAAAAACTCCCCCCCTCAAATGCCGTGTAGCGAATTAAATCGCTAGATCCAGAGGTCACAGCTGCAGCGGTCCTTTCTTTAGGCAACAAAAAGCCCTCAACATTGAGGGCTTATAAAATTTACAGTATTAAAAATAAAACTATTTAGCAAATAGTCCCTACCTCAATTTGAATTCTTTTTCTCAACCCCGCGTAGCTTTTCGTTTAGTGAAAATGGAGACGTTCCATTAGGAGCTCGGCGATTAAATAGGTTGCTTAATTGCTTATGTAATTGAGGGCTATTACCGTGTGATTCAAGCAAAGAGCGAGCATCACTTAGTAAATCTTTCATGTAATCTTCCATTTCAGTTTCCTTTGATAAACTTGAACCAACTCGATGACCTCGCGGCAATGCTTATATTTTAATTTCTATAACACTTAGCTTGTAAAGCATGATATGAATATTCCATATCTTCTATAAAATCATCGCCAAAATCACAAAATCCTTTTTTTAATGTTGTACGCTCAAAACGATCAAACAAATGATATAAGTAACTTTGAGACTTTAGGCTAACATGAACCGAGGGATATGGTCGATTCGTAATGATAGCCGAACTTAAAAATTCCTCATCAATGATATTGTATTGATCTCCAGTGATATCAATACAATATCCTTCTAGCTCTAACCAAAAGTGTGGAATATCATCATTTGTTCTACCGTAAACACCGACAATGTCATCTATATCTATCCATTTTTGTAAATAATGAAAAGCAAGTAACAATGATGCAACATAACAATTCATAACTGGAAATTCATTGGTTAATAATTTTGAGTCACTCTTATTTGAACTTTCAACTAACGCCCTAAAATATAATGCTTCTTCTTTTAATTGTTGAACATCCAACATAGATAAGATCCAAACGTTTAAAAATAAATCTTACCTAAAGAATGCATCTGGTCAAGTCTTTATACTTAACCTCCACTGTCGGTCCAGACACATAGTACCGAGATCAACCTCTGACATGGCAGGAAGTTTAGTTTGAGCCCCTCCCAACCAAAATAACTCAGCCTGCTCATTTTTTAATTTAGTTGAAAAATATACTTTTCGATAACATCGAAGCGCGCTCCACGCTGAAACTATTTTATTCATCTCAGTGAAATGAGGAAATTTAAAGTAATTATTTATATAGACGTTACCAGAGAACGCCCCCATCGTTTTATTATCAATCGATAAAAAACGCAGTTCAGCGCCGTTGGATAAGATAACGGGGTTACCAGTTAGATTTACCCCTAAAAAATCATTTGAAAATGTAATTATGCTATTACAAATAACATCGGAATCGGTAAGTGATGAAGATAAAAACAATTGGTTACGGCCTGTTAAAATAGCATCTTCTAATGCCTCAGCTGTGAAATAGGACAAAACATCAACATCCGATGGTTTTAATATATTTCGAGTCCTACAATGACGATTATCATATACTTTCTTACTATATTTACACGCCGACACAAGCACATGCCATTGTTCAAAGCTTTCAATTGTTAGATGTGCAATATCATTTTTCCCTTTTTTCATTTATAAATACCCTCAGATAGTTTTAAAAGTACGTGAAAATGTACCAAATGATATTTGTATCCAACCAAGTCCTAATGACCAACCATCAACTTCAAAGCAACGATCATAGTGAATTGAAAACCTTCTTACACATATTGATATATTTTTGTATGTTTGAACTTTCGCATGCAATGTCTTATTCCAACTTTTTGAAATCAATGTTGTAGCCATCAAGTGTCCCATCCGTTTATTTTTTGAATTACCTAGTCTAAGCGTTTTAAATTCTTTTCATTCCAACATAGATAATATTAACTATGCTGCAGGAGCATATTTCTAACCCCAATCCCAACTGGCCCAACTCTTCCAATCAGGTGCGAAATTAGATGAATCTGTAATTTCAGCTACAGGCCACTTCTTCCAGTCGTCACAAACATCAAAATCTGTTGGCCGATGGTCAACACAGAGATATGAATTAGATTTACCGTAAAATTCACTTTCACTACCGCACTCTATGCAACGCTGTTTAGCTAAATCATCGTCTTTATCCAATACTTCAACTAACTCTTCAAAATATGAGCCCGCATATATCTGTTTTGGTACCTGGTTACTGGTATCAATATCTGGAACACCGGTGCTTTCCGATGGAACAGCACGTCGCGTACAGTTATTGACACTAGTCCAAGGAAAACGGCTCCCGCCGTCTTCTACAAAGCCCAAAAGACCTAAGATCTTAGTGACCTTACCCTTTCTTAAAGCTGCAGCTTGTCGCACTAAAGCCTTTGCCTGACCTCTTTTAAATGCACGAACAGCATTAGCCGCACCATCTTTTGTAGCAACCTCTTTCTTAACTAATGACCATTGTTTTTCACGCGTTAGAACCGTAATGCCTACACCTGTTAACCCAATTGTTTTTTTCACTAATTCTTGATAGTGATTTTCAGCACGCTCATGAAGGAGTTTTACAGGACGATTACGCTGTTTAAGTCGGTGTCCTCCCATCCAATTGAAGTAAGATGCAAAGCAACCAACATCAGCAGCAAGGCGTATTTTTTCAAATAGACAAAACTCCTGTGCTTTTTCAATACGGCGAAGTTCGCGCCATACGGTAACCGATGGTGTTTTTTGAAATTGGAATTGGCGAAAGCAAAATTTACGGGACCAGGCGGTAACGTTAGTGATAGTTTCAACCAGGTCAACAAGGTTTGAATCTAAGTCCTTTTTACCTTCTAGCTTATGCGCATCAATATTCTTAGAAATATATTTAGCGATATAAGCAACAGCATCACCTTTACTACGGTCTATCTCTTCGATTTTCACACGCGCAATCATTGCTTTTGACTTTGGCGTTCCATCATCAGTAAACAATTCATCGCTATCACGTTGATGTTGATAAAACGTCAATAATTCAATGAACGCAGATACTTGATCACGAGGCACGAAAAAAACACCATGCCAATGTGGTGTACCGTCAACATGGGGTTCTACTACACGCATACCGTAATAAGTTAATTTATCTCTGTCAGCTGCAGCACGAAAACGCTGCCAAGATGTTTTTAACCATTCATGAGCATCGAGAGGATTAGCACCATTCCAATTAGGGTTTTCAACAAAGTATTTACCGTGTTTTTTTAATCGGTGATAACGCCCTGCAGCTGTCAATGTTGCCACTAATGCAACATGGTCAATTGAATCGGCATATTCCTGACAACCACGTAATTGAGTCATTAATTCATGACGGCGATTAGCAGGGTTAGAAACCGAAGCATCATGCACATCTTTAAGTTCAAGAGTTACACTTTTTTCACTTCCAACTTCAGGACTTTCGATTGCCATACTTTCAAGCCAATCTAATTGCTTTTTTTGACGATCTTTAAGCCATTGGCAAGTAGTAAAAGACACGTAAGGGCTTACGTGTGGGGAAACCATACCTGCAGCACGTCTAGCTGATTCGAAAGCAATACCTACTTTCTGATTAATAGCCCGTAACCAAACTGCGTCGTCACATGCGCGGGTTATAAACCCTAAATATACATCTTCATCGCGACTACGGTTTTTAGGCTCAAAGTGCGGCATCCACAAAGCAAGGCCCGTGAATTCGTTAATTTCTTCGAGTGCTTCAAGTGGTGTTTTACCCGCTTTTAATGCAAGGTCTAAATGTAAACGTGCGCGGCCTGTTAGTTCATCGGCAAGACGCACACGTTTATATTTAGTATCTACACGGTACCAAGGTTCTGGTAATAGACCGAAACTAGCGACAATGTGTGCACTACGATCATCAATAAATTTCATGGCACGTTTCAAGCCGTGTTTTTTCAATCGAGTAGCACCGGCTTTATCAAGGTAATTCTTAATATCGTAAGGTACGTTTAGTTTAGACACGACCGAACGCGCGAACGCAAAGGCACGATCACGCGCTGATTCGACATTATATTTGTTTGCGTTGTTATCAACGAAACTCGCTAATTCACAACGCAAATGATATGGCAGTTTTTTAAGTGGGTTTTTACTGTCTTTGATTGGCGTGTACATTAACAAGGTTCGCCATATTTAGCTCTGAACTCTTTGACTGTTATTGTTTTAAGCTGACCCGCTTTTACTTTGATACGTTGAATGTAATTACGCTTCGCAAAGTTTTTACGCTCACTGATCACTTCTAAATCTGCACGTAGTTTTTTCACATTAGTTAGACCACGGCGTCTTTGTTCAATAGTTAATTTATTCATTCCCCCCCCCCAATTTAAAATGGTAATTCCTTTGCATACTTAAACCATTCCAGCCTTTCAACAAGTGACTTTGGTTTTTCTTGATTTCTTCCCATCTGTAATAGCATTCTCAATGCATCATCCCTATCAACAGCTATAAACCTTGAAAACTCAGCAATATGCATTGCAAGTCTATTATTTCCCATATAGATTGAGTGGTTCATAGAGTGAGATACGCGGATATAACGCCACATTTTTTTATATTCTTTAGTCCGTTTAACTGGGTTATATGATTTCATAGCCCAACCACCATGATGTTTAAGCGCTTCTACAACAGTAAGTTTTCTCATAGTGCCACCAAAGTTCTTATGACCTTGGTCTTGCCATGAAACTTCATATCCAAACAAGTATCTTTATATTCAAAAATATAACTGCCGCTTCCATCATCAAAAACAAAACTACTTACAAAGTCTTCTAAGATGTAAGTAAAATCACCTTTTGAAATTTCAGCTGCTTGATCAACAGCTAAATATCGAACTGCTTCATGCAAGTATTCAGTGAGTTCCTCACATGGGTAACCATCAATAATTGAACCTGCAAATTGATCAAAAAGAGCAATCATTTCTTGTTCGTTAACTTCACGCCTAACAATCATCGCTAATTTATTCATACCTCTGCGAACTCCTGCATATCTAATACGATGTAGCCGCCCGCATTTTTAAGGCTACGAAGTACTCCGCGGTAAAGTTGGCGACAACCCAATAGATGACACGCATTTTCAACTGCATCCGCTTTACTGTCATGATCACCGATTTCAACAGTTTGAGGCTCGTTGGTTTTAGGTTCGCGAATTGTGCCGCCACTTGGACAAATTTTTATTGCTACAAATTTCATGCTGCCACCGCTGTTGAAACTGGCGTTGCCATTAATGCTAATATTTTACTTTTGGCATTAAGCACAGCCTCTAGCGGTGTCTTTTTGTTGTCATCAAGTAAGGATGCCTTGCCATCTAACCTAATGTATTTACTGAAAAGCACAGCGTCACTTAAGCCTTGTGTCGTCATCCGTCCAACATTAATATTTGAACGAAGAACATGTATAAAGATTGAATCGCCAAGGCCGTGATACTCAACTGTGATATCAATTGCATCTGGTCTAGACATTGCAATAAACATAATTTCATTAATAACGCTTTGAACTGTATTCATAATATTTCCTTAGTTAATTCTTCAGACCAAAATTCTTCAAGGTCATTGTTATCAAAAAAACGAACACCTATAAGTGGTTCTTTAGGATAAGATTGACCGCAACCACCGTCATATTCGTAATACAAAACTTTTCCTTTACGACCTATGTGTTCTTCAGGCATATCATCTTGAACACCAACGACTAACACGATGTTATGAATTGCGAACGGCGCTCCATCTATGTTTCTACGTTGCGGTTTTGCACCTAATACCTGTTCTGCTAATGTCATTAAACCTCCTTACATGCCTGGCATTGGTATGCCGCTAAGTACCGTATCAGCGAACATAGAAACGAACGGCCCTACACCACCACAACGGTTTTCAACGTCAGATATAAGAAAGACCAATTCACGGATTGTTGACTGTGCCTTGGTAACAATTGCGTCTTTTTTATATAGCGTCAGTCGGCTATCAGATTCGGCTTCTATAACGTGATTACAAATGTCACCAGCCTGCCCCGCAACACTCATCGCACTCATCGCTAATGGTTTGGCGTTTCCTTGTTTTGGTAAACGAACAGCAACGAGTCCTATTTCTAAAATCGCACTGTTGATAATGTCGTGATTGTCAGTGGACTTAGTTATTTTGATTAACTCTGCAACTGTTAATTGGTGTGGCTGGTTCGGGTTTAGTTTGTTGCGAAGCATCTGACCTCGTATGCCACAGTCATTTGCAATTGACTCTACGTTTTCAATATTCGCAAAACGGATGCAAGCCGCGTCAATTACGCTTTGTTTGCTATCATTAATTTCAAACATTGAACAAATTTCCCTATTTGAGATGATGGAGTTACGCAGTGGCGACCACGTTAAAAAGATAACCGAGAAGAACCAGCTGAATGACACTGGGCACAAGCAAATATAATTCTTGTCGGTATTTAGAAATGAAATTGATGAACGCCATGCTTAATGTTCCTGTTCATCAGCTTGTTTAAATAATGCGACCATGTTGATTAACACTGTCGCGTTTTTAGAACGCTTTGGCATGATTGGGATCTCGCCGCGTGCAATGAAGGTATCTATCACACGCACTGACATGCCCGTGATATCCGAATAGACTTTTCTTGTGACATACGGTGAGTCTATTTGTAGAACTGTATTAGCCATGTATTTTCCTTATAAATAGATAAATGTTTAAGTAATCACAGTAACCTCGATGATTTCACCCATCATTACTGATATTATTATCGGTTAACTAAATGCGGTTAAATGCAACATTTAAACCACTGAATTGATTATTGATCACAAATGTACCACCTGCGATAACTTCTGTTTTCTATGATTGGTACATATGTACAGCGAAAGTTGTATATTGCTGTTTTTAAAGGGGAAACATGGGCTATTCTAATAAAGATAATTTTTCTGATTTTGGGCTACGATTAAAATCAGCCATTGGTAATGAAACAATTGATAATTTTTCAACGCGTTGCAATATAAGTAAGACGACTATTCAACACTATATAAAAGGCAGCAGATATCCTGCGCTTGAACGCCTTGATGTAATAGCTAAAACAGCCGATGTCGATGTTGCATGGCTTGCAACAGGTAATGATTATCAGGCCTCATCATCTGAGAACTCCGATTACATAAAGATCCCACACTTTGATGTTCAAGCCTCAGCGGGGTCAGGCTCTGAACTGGTCGAAAGCGGCATAAGCAAAAATACAGTGGACATACATCCACAAACCTTATTAGACCAGGGATTGAATCCTGAAGGCTTGTTGTCTATGTACGTGAAGGGGGATTCGATGGAACCGTCTTTGTTTGATGGGGATATGATTTTAGTAAAGAAGATGATCAGTCCATTTAGCATTCTTGAAGGCGTGTATATCTTTCGCGTGTTTAACGAGATATTCATTAAGCGTATACAATTCAACAAATACAGTGCAAAACTCAAAGTTGATAGTGACAATCCTTTCTATGATTCATACACCATTACAGGCAATGACCTTAACGATGTTGAAATTATCGGTGAAGTGATCTGTACTATTTTCAGTAAGGTCAGACGAATAGTTCGACCAACCGATGAATTCGTAGCGGTAAACTAGGTAATTCACATAACGCTGATTATGGAAAAGAGTAGTTAAAATATATTCAACTTAAGTATTACCACATTCAATTTAAAGGTATTTAGAATGAACAACAAAAAGATAAGTCTCTGGCTCGGTATTGGTATTTTTATTACCCCCCTGTTTTACTCATGGTTTACATTGAAAGGCGGCTACTCTAAGCAAACTCAAATCATTGCTTTTGCATGGCTTGCTGTCGTGGCTACATTCGCTACACCAGCCTTAGCGCTTGCGATATTTTCAGTCATAATTCATTTTTTTTACAAATCATGGCAATTGGCACAGGTTCGCATTGAAGCTAAAAAAGAACAATTAGCAATAATGAATGATGAAGAATCAGGTTCGATTGTTAGTAATGACTACTATGAACCTGACAGCGATGATGATTATGAGTACCATGCATCAAAGCCTATACCCGCAGATGACAGAAAGCGCATAACGTTAAATAATGAAGATTACTACATTGCTTGGTCCGGTCAACTCCCTGAGACATCGTTTACCGTAAACCGCAATCGAATAACCATATCGCCAACTCATATTTTAGTTAAGCAATCAGCAACCTATTTGGCTGATACTAACAATGATGATGAAACCATAATCATTAAAACTAAAGATATATCGACAATGCTAGCGACGATTGGCCATAAGAAGTTTGACATATGGGACTGGTTTATTAATGTCCCAGGCGTTCCAGATGATGTACGTAAACAGTACCCGGACTATGAGAGTTACGATTCTGATTACATCGATATTTGGGAAGGAGAAGCGCCAAATACGAGTTTTGGATATAACAGTGATAAAGGCAGAGTTAAGCTTAACGTTATCCCACTAAAGATACGACGCGGTAAGTTAAGTGGTGATTTAACATTAGGATGCTCCATTGATGGTAAAAAAGACGTTATTAATATGCAGCGAATTGACACTATGTTGACAACGGACGGTTACAAAAAAGTTTGGTTAGATGACTGGATCAAAGATATATTACCTCAGTACGCTAGCTCAAATAACTCTAAATCAAAAACTGAACAGCTTGAATTACAAAGTTAAAATGGTGAAATGATAGGGCTTCATCCTCTTCTAACAAATGAAAAAGCCTGTATTTATTACAGGCGTTTGTGTATCTACCCATGTTTATTCACTCTAAATCAAACATAGCTTACTTCTATCATAAATATTATAACTGTATATAAAAACAGTATTTGTGTCTTATAATCACAAGCACACCTTTTTACACGTTATAGGAACCCCCACCATGTCTGTCCGCAATCTCAAAGACGGCAATAAAAAACCTTGGCTATGCGAATGCTATCCCAACGGGACTGCTGGTCGTCGTATTCGGAAACGCTTTGCCACAAAAAGTGAGGCAACGGCTTTTGAGCATCACACAATAAAAGAAACCGAAAAGAAACCATGGTTGGGAACAAAAAAAGATAAACGGCATTTACTTGAATTGATAGACTTGTGGCACAAGCTACACGGCAAAAACTTAAAAAGTGGAGACCAGTCCTATAACAGACTGCAAGTCATCTGTGAGCAGCTAAATAACCCCGTTGCTGCTGAGTTAACAGCTAATGATTACGTTCATTACCGTGCAACGCGCTTGTCTGTTCGTAATAGCGAAGAGTCATTAGCGAAATCAACTCATAATTATGAGATCACAATATTGAATACCGTCTTCAATGAGCTGATTAAGATGGATGAATGGAAACTACCAAACCCGTTTATCAAACTAAAAAAGTTTAAACTTGAAGAAAAGCCACCTTCTTTTTTAAATGACAAACAAATAGATTTCTTGTTAGAAGAGATCAATCCAACCCCGCTCGACATCGATGTTGACCGGGTAATTAAAATTTGTTTATCAACCGGCAGTCGAGTGATGGAAGCGGTGAATTTAAATGTGACTCAGCTATCAAAATACAAGATCACTTTTACAAACACGAAAGGCAAACGCAATAGAACGGTACCCATATCAAAAGAGCTATACGACGAAATACACAGTGATGCTGCAGGCTCATTATTTTCATGCACTTATAATGACATTAGGGATAGGATAAAAAGTAGCATAGATGAATTGCCAAAAGGACAGGCCACCCACATATTACGGCATACATTCGCAAGTCATTTTATGATGAATGGCGGTAATATCTTAGTATTACAACAGATTTTAGGCCATACTAATATTAAGCAGACAATGGCATATTCTCATTTTGCACCATCACATTTGAATGACGCAATATTACTTAATCCTCTTGATATGAAGAGAAGTAAGATGGTGTAA